CTTGTTATCAGTTTTAGGTCATAATAAGAAGCTCCCTCATCAACATTATTACAGGCTAATTTTACTGAAAAATGATACTTGCCTGTCACAGGTGCTGTGAATGTATATGTGCCTGTATTAAAATCAGCGTTAACATCAAATACCTCGCTATTAAGAAGAACAGTAACTGTGGTATTAATAGCTATATTGTCTTGGTTGCCTCCTGCTATTTCAGCATAGAAAGCAGGTTGCAGTGGTTTGGTTACCGCTCCTGTGCTATCAATAGTCATAGCTAAAGCAGCATTAGTGTACATATGCATATTATTGGTATTATGATTGTACTCAACTATTCCAATATTATTATCCCCTGAGTCTCCAAAATTAATGGTAGAGGTTTGTGTTGTGCCAGTAAGGAATGTTATTCCATTATGAGCAGAGCCTTCAATAACCAATTCATCAGCCGCACTGTCAACACTTCCTCCAGAATCCGCTGTCTTAATATGCAACCCAACCCCTAGATCAGGGTCGGCTCCTATGCCCACTATATTACTTCCGCCATTGACAGTAAGCATATTGGCATTGCCATTGCTTTCAACCCTGAAATCTACGTCATTGCTACTGTCATTGACTGTAACAGCTCCGTCAAGTGATGTAACCGCTCCGCTTGGCGTAGTTATGGTATCACCTGAGGCCCCCAGCGTAATGTCGGTCCCCGTGCTGGGCTCTATCGCGTTGACGTTTAATAAACTCATACTATTACCAAAGTTGATCCCGAAGGAATTGTTACCGTACCCGTAAAGCTTACGGGTCCCGCAATCAAGCCATTCTTGCTGGCGTTCATGGTGAGGGTGCTGTAAGTTACCGGATTCTCACTATAATACGTTGCGGACAATTTATCAACCGTTACCGTTCCATCGGAAGGTGTTCCGACGTCAACATTTTCGCCCATAGCCACTATGAAGTCAATGTCGCCTGATGCAACGGAAACTCCGCCGAAATCCAGTGTCGCTCCACTTACCGTGTACGCCACCCCTGGGGACTGGATCACGCCTGAAATGCTCACGATCAGGTTCTGCGCCGCTGACGGTGAGTAGTTGACTGAATCGTACTGAAGGGTGTAGGACGTCGCAGGCGTTGATCCGCTCACCGCGAGGATCTTCCTGCTTCCTATGTCCAAGTCCCTTCCTATATATGGCATTATTTATTCTCCAATGCCGTTACTTTAGTTTCTAATTGTTCAATTCTTTCCATACTTTCTTGAAGTGCCTTGATTGCCTTCATGTAAAGAACGGAATATTTAACTCCTTTTTTATATTGACCTTTGGTAAATACATCTTCATATCCAGTAATATTTCCATCTTCATCTTTAATGGCTTTTGCTCCATTGTCAGCCGTTCCAGCTTCTATCGTTCCAAAATCAGAATGCAGTGCAACATCTTCCTTTTCTGGTCTATCTTCTTCAACCAATTTTGACATGCCTGAAGCTTCCAATTCCTGTGCTACAACACCTAGAAAATATGGTGCATTGTCTGCCCCATCTACATTAACTAATTTTTTAAGTCTAAATTTTCTTACTTTTAAAGCCTTGATGTCATCCCACTGGGAAGAGGCATCCTCAATGTCCTGTTTAATTCTTTCATCTGATATTGCTCCATAACTGTTAGAGGTGTTTTGAACATTGCCCCCATCCATTACCCTATAAGTTTGTCCGCCACCATTACGACCTTGATAATTATAAAAACTTCCATCACTTGTGCTTCTGTCACCTTCTGCTGATATAGTATAACTGTCATAACTGGCGTTTGACATTCGAACTCCTAGACCTTGCTGACTCTGTACAGAGTCCCTAACATCAAGCCTTGCTGCTGCTGAATCTGAACCAATGGACACATCACCATCACTATGAATACGTATTCTTTCAGCACCATTACCCCAAATTCTATATGTCTCCGTGGTGTGGTTGTAAGTTATAAAAGCTGGATTTGGAGAAGTAGTGCCATCAGCAAAGGCAAGATAACTCTCTTGAGTGCCTGAAGTTAGTATTGAAATGCCGTGTGGCCCAGAAGAAGAACTACCAACAATCAAATCATTAAGACCACTTGCTGTGCCTGTTGTTGCATCAGTACCAACCATAAGATTTGTACCATTAAAATTAAGATTAGCTTCTCCTTGAATTGCATCTGCTCCTGTAACAGTAGTAACTGTATTATTAGTAGAGCCAGTTAAAGCTGCTCCTGCTGAAGGTGTAACCCAGGTAGCGTCTCCTCGCCAGAATGTGCTGCTGGAAGCAGACGTTCCTGAATTAAGGTTAGCTACGGGAAGGTTACCAGTAACATCAGAAGTTGCTAGATCTACTGATCCAGTTCCCAAAGATAAATTTGTTATCTTGCTTAGTGCCATTAGTCAGCCTCCTCAATCACATTGCCTTCTGCTACCCACGCTAATAATTCCTGATAGTCTGTATTGTCTGGGTCATTGGGTACAAAAACTTTGCTGTCATTATTTCTTATAATTATGGTCATGTGGTCACCTGGTTGTCCATCTGCCACCATTTTTTTCGCTGATTTTATATTAATATTCATATTGTTTCCTATAATTCCGCACTCCAGTTAAGTACCGCATTTCTGGCATCAGCATAGATTGGCCAGTAACCAGCGTCAGTTGGGGCACCCCCTTCGCTTTGCATTCCTACAAAAGTAGAGCCGTTTTTATCCCCTACGGTTATAGCGGTAATATCGTTGGTTTCATCATTGCCGCCACCCGTGTTTGGATAATAATTAACTACGCTTCCACTGTATGTGCCTGAAGGCGTTGCTCTTTTTTCCACTTTACAACTTGCCATTGAATTATGGGTTACATTTGTTCCTGATTGAAAACCAAACCAGTAAAATCCAGTCTGTGTTTCATAGTACCTTTGACACCTTCTTAAATTAGCTCCGTAACTTTCGTGCCTGAAAGGTGGTAAGTCAGAGGATGTGTAAGTTCCAACTTCCAATTGTACTCCTGTAATGTGAAAATTGTTTGATGTGCTACTAAAGTTATTGACCTGTCCAACGGCTCTGTTGGCATCTGTAGAAGCTGCCCAAGCAGTCGCTAGAGTTCCAGAAGTATAATTAGTCCCAGCTTGAAGAGCAAAATTTACTTGCATACCTAAACCATTACCCGCACCCAAAGCCCCTGATGTATCCGCAGCAAAATTTAATACCTTGTGTTCCCAGGTGTCAGTGGATGAAATAGTGTAAGCGGCACAACAGTGTCTTGTGTTAACTTGATCTTGTAATTCAACAACATTTGTTCCTGTAACAGTTGCCTTGACCCAGAAAGCCAAGGTATAGGTTTCAGCGTTTGAAGTTCCTTTTTTAAATAAAGATAGATCCCCTTTTTCAAATCTTTGTTCAATTCTAGCATATATATCCGCTGCAACAGAAGCATCAGCCGTTGTAACGTCATATTTTAAGGCTCTTTCAAATCCATCATCAAAGGCGTTTCCGCTTGTTAATGTTTCCTGTGATATGGACAAAACTGCCGTCATCGTACCATCCTCGTTAAACTTATACCTGTCAGGGCCATAGTAACCGCTGTTGGCATTTGTAATTCCCGTTGAATCCCCTCTTTGGCTGACATTCGCATCACCATTATAAAATATTGGCTGCGCGCTGGGTAAAAAACTTGTTTGTGTGATTCCCTTTATGTAGGAGTAGTCAACTCTTTTGAGAGTCCCTGCATCGGAAACTAAAAATTCATCAGTGTCGGCTGGCTCCGCACCGAGCGCCCCTTGACCGCTTATAGCGTCATCATTGAGCTGTGAAGCGGCCACGGATCCTGCTGGTGGATTAACGGTCTGAACCGCCTTGCCAATGAAGACACAGTACATCGTATCCGAACTTGTCGTCGCCGCTGAAAGTGTGAGAGTTGTTCCTGAAGCCGTGTAGGCGTAACTTGATCCTGGTTGTTGCCGTACGTTGTTGATGAAAAGGGCTATGCCGTTCTCGTTCGTGACAGCGTTGTCAAGCGTATAGCCTGTGGTTGCGCTTGTCGTGAAATGCTGAACCGCAAAGCTCGCGTATTTTAAAGCTGGAGAATTGCCAATATAAGACATCTTACCCCCCTTACGTGCTTATTCCATCTACGACTGATACCCAGACATCCGCTGAGGAAGCCGTGTCTGATACGACATACATCCGATCACCGGACTGGACCACTACCTTGGCACCTCCGTCCAATAACTGGAGAGCGCCTCCACTGGGGATGGGCGCGGATTTCACGAGATAAATGTTATTGGATCCGTCATTGATGTAGACATCCACAAGAATCGTTGCCCCTAGGATATTAGAGACTGAAATCCCTATGATCGTGTCATAGGTGTCAAAATCGGATCCATCAGGTATGTCAACTGGTGTAGCACCTACTGCATTTTCCGTATATCTTCTAAAATTTTGTGCCATTTTTTCCTTGTTTCCTTATATCAGAGGGCAATTGCCATTGCAATGCAAAAGCCTGCCGTAACGCCTCCTGCGGCCCATGAAGGGATTCCTGAAGCCAGTGTCAGTACTTCATCATCGCTTCCTTTCGCTAGTCTTGCCAGTGTGTTAGCGCCAGAAGCATATAAAATGTCTCCTGTTGCCGTAAGGACTGATTGAGGGGACGCGGCCCATTCTGGCGCCGTCGCTCCTGAGTTAGTTTGTAAAGTATAGCGTGCCGTTCCGACTGCCAACCGCGCAGGTGTGTTAGCGGAGGACGCATACAAAGTATCCCCTGCGGTTGTCAAAGTCATGTCCATCGTCTTGCTTGCCGGGAACGTACAGAATACATCCTTCGTCCCTGATGCAAAATCAACGGCGGCATCACCATTTGAACTTGAAATAATGCTTGTACGGGTGATAGTTGAACTGTCACCTGCAAGAGTTCCTAGCCCCACTTCCCATTCGTTTGCGGTTAAATGCGCAATTGCATAGTAAGTAGTATTGGAATTTCCAATGCCAGCTGAAAAAGTTTCAAATCCTGAAACTGCTCCGGCGAAAGTTAATGCTCCCGTACCAGTTGTAGTAGTCGTTTCCTTGACGCGGTCATTTAAGACTAAAGCCATTAATACTCCTACGCGTTAGCTAATCTTAGAATAGCTGCAGCAGCTGTAAAGTCTGGGAACTGGATAGTGAATGTTCCTGCACTTGCAGTTTTATCACCACCAAAATTCAACACACAAACTGCTTTATTAGACTGATCACTATTATAAATTACTGCGCCGTACGCGGTAAATGAAGCTGTACTCCATGTAGCATCACCAAAATCACAACAAGCTGTTGTTGATGATTTAAGGGCTGGGGTGACACTTGTTAGATTCTGTCCTCCAGCGGTGTATGCTGTCCCTGCAGTATTAGTCGTTTCTCCACTAGTTACATAAACAGTACTAGAAGCGCTAACAGTCGCAGAGTTTGTGTATAGAGCAATTTTAAACTGGTCTCCACTAGTTGCAGTGAAATTATGGGTCCCCACAAGAACTTCTTGCATGAAACTATAACAAACTGCGGATGATCCTATTGCCATTTTATTGTCCTCCTTCTATTGGCCCTGATGGGCCTGGTTCTGGATGTCCAGGTAAGAATGATGGGCGTGGCACCCTAATGACGCCACTTTGATGTTCATCACGTCTTCCTCGACCTTGTTGTTGCGCAGCAACCTCCTGTAAGGCGGTTTCATACGATTGACTATAAATTTGCAGCATTTCTGCTGATCCTTTCAAAAATTTGAAAGCTTCAACAAGGCAACCATACAAAAGCAATGCAGGTGCGTTGGTGCTTACCCAAGTGGTAGCATTGGAAGAAGAAAGACGAGTTGGTAATTTAGTCAATCCTACTTCACAGTAAAAAGCCGCACTTGGTGTTGGGACTACGTATATAGTATTATCATCCCATTGTGAATAATATTTTGGTGTTCCTTCCGCTGCCCTATCAGGCCAGTATTCATTCATGAAGGTCACATCTCTCTGTTCTAGATAGGTTCTGTCTCCCGTTCCGGCTGCGGGATAAATCATAACACTTCTTATAATTGAAAACTCCGTGGGTGTAATGCTTGTTCCACCCGGCAATGTTAAAAATCCATTGCTAGCCGTGAAGTTGGCGTATTGATAGGAACGAAAAACGGGAAGATCCAAATCCCGTAAAATTTTGTTTTCAACATGCTCTATAAAATCATCCGTGATCGTTGAGGTCAAGACATCCGTGCTAGTTTCCGTATAGTCTAAAATCTGTGTTGTTAATTCAGTATATGTTGTCATGCGCTTATAGTTACAGGTCCGGCCGAAACAGGATAGCCTCCTCCTTTAACTCCACCAGTCGTGGCTGTGGAAGAGCCAGTTGAAAAATAATACCAATCTTCAGATCCGTCACTGGATCCCGATACATATTTTCCAGTTGTAATTGTATAGCCAGCCGCGGCGCAAAGGACTGCTCCTGTAATTCCGTCCACTGCTGGACAATCAGAAAACTTATCTGTTTCAGAGGATACAAAAGGCATTCCTCTAAATCTAACTGTGTCTCCAGTAGATCTTCCGTGTGAGGGTGAATGAACATTAACTACCTGTGATGCTGCAGCATATGTTTCAAAAGGATTAACTGGCAATGAAATTAACGCTGCCGGTGCAATTCGTGCGGGTCTAGGACGTTCCAATGCTTGAGGATCAGGTGAATGTTCATGGGGCATTAGCTGTGGTGCCTTTGCCTCATATTCACTTGTATGTACCCATGCACCAGTCCATTCCTTTACCATTTCATTGTAAGGAAACTGTAGTCCACTTCGATCAGAAATCGCTATTGCGTATTTTCCTTTAGCGTAGACCATTCATTATATCCAAGTGTATTTTTGCTTCTTTGCTGCTCCTACACCTTGTGTAGACCCAGTAACTTTGCCTTTTGAAATTTTAAATGATGTTCCCCCTGATTCCTTTCCTTCACTTGTAGGCGCGTTTCCTTTATCAGTTGCCGCACCTGCATGAACAGGTTTGGGGGCATCATGTTGTCCTCTACCATAATGCCCTATTTTTTTAGTAGATGCATCACGAGTATTGGTTGTTTGTTTATTCCAATGTGGATTACTCATTATTCCTCCTTTTTACATTCGCAGTCTGTGCATTGACAATTGTCTCCACAATCACATTCACGACCACATTTTTTACAAATTATCATATATCCTCCTATGGTATATATGCCTGTGCGGGTTTAACACGATAGGAAACTCTTTCCCTGTTCGCGTCAGCCGTTCGTTTAAACTCCTCTTCATAGATCATCTTTAACCCAGATGTCATACGTGGAGCCCTTTTTAAGCTTATATAATAAGCTAATCCTGCTATTAAACAAGGAAGAAAATAGTACGGAACATCCGCATAATTACTGTAAGCTCCCGCGTCTTGAATTCTATTTATATAAAAATATTTAAAAATATAGGCCTTATCCGGGCTAGGATATAAAAATAAAGTCATATCATTTTCCGGACGTCCATAGTCACTTCCATCAGCGGTTGTAACTTGTCCATTAATTAAAGTAAATTGGGTAGGACGAGCGTCTCCACCAGTGGCACTTTGTTCTTTCCTGCTTAAATTAAGATATTCAGTCCTGGAAATTTTGGTAACAGTTACATCAGTCGTATCACTATTTCCTTCGAGATTGGCAGTTGCCCCCGCAGTTGTAGTGATAACAGCATCAATAATATCAAATACTTTCTGGTCTATAGTATAAAAATTCTTTCCGGCGGTTAATGTTTGCGTCGCATAATCAATGGTCCATAAATTAAGACCACGATTGGCCCATTCCGAAAACATTAAGTTCAAGGAACGCCGTGCTGTTCTTAAATCATAACCTGCACGAACCTCAAGACCACATCTTTCAAATGCTTCCTCGATGATTTCCTCTATCGTTAGATTGAAGGTTCTAGTGCCTGAATAAGCCATTAAACCTCCTAACTAGAAATCGCAACGTAATTTTTAAGCCATTCCATTTGAACGTATACAGTGTCGCCAGCGGTCCTAGCCGGATTGACAATGGTTATATTTCCATCATATCCACTAGCTGCCTTATTAGCTACTGTAGGCGATAAGCCTCCAGTGTTACTGAAATCATAATCTCCATACCCATTCAATATTAAGAAAGGTATTTGAGCATCAGCATCCCATTGAAATTCTACTGCATCCGCGTTAGCGGTCATGAAAACATTAAACCAAACTTTATTCAAAGTTAAGTGACTACATTCTTGATTCAAGGCACTCTTGCCTAATCCTGAAACATCAATCGCTAAACTTTGCGCGCTAACTGAGTCGCCAGCTGCAATTGTGTAATGGTTAATGAATTTTTTTCCGCCGTCAAAAGTTGTTACTAAAGCCATAATTAATTCCCCTTGTAAGAGAGTGGGGTCATTACACCCCACTCACGGTTATATTAGTTAGTGTTGTTTATTTTTTGCAGCCACTCGATATATAAGTAGCCTTGTCCAGCACTTATAGTATCATCAGTGTTCACTGTTATTGCAACCCCTTTATCAATTTCATATCCGCTTGCATCATCATCAGATACGTCCAAACAATTAGTTGCCTGAGCTTGGGTCTGATCGAAGTAAGCCGGAATATGCCAGTTACCAACAGACTGTACTTCATTAGAAGTGTCGCCAGCAAAATAATCCTGGTCGAAACTGTTTAAAGTAGCGCCCGCTGCTTGCGCAACATTGGCTCCAATCTGCATATCAAGAGCAGCAGTATCAAATGCTGTAGTTGTTACAAAGTACAAATTTGTAATTCTAGAAAATGGTGGAATCACAATGTTGTTAGCTAAGTTTTTATTTACAGTAGATGAAGTTTGACCTAACGGTAGTACGTTGAATAACGATCTACATGGTACAGTTACTTGAGCTGTTTCTAAAACACCCACTTCTAACGTACCTACTGTACCTGCTCCTGAAACAGCAATTGAT